TCGCCGACCCGGCCGATGTCCCGCTGTTCCTTGACCTCACCAAGTTTGAGGTTGACGCGAACGGCGACGTGGACGCGGACGAGATCAACGACGCGATCGAGGAACTACTAACCAGGAAGCCGCATCTAGCCGCAACGGCACGGCCACGCTTCCAGGGAACCGGCGACGGTGGAGCAGCGCGCAAGGCGTCTGGCCCTACTCAGCTAACCCGTGAGGATCTGAACAAGATGAGTCCCGAGGCGATCGTCAAGGCGAAGCGCGAGGGACGACTGTCTGACCTCCTATCTGGCAAGTAGCCAAACCCCTTTGTGCTGGTCTACCTGACCGGCAATCACCCACACAGTAAGGAATCCAAGCATGGCCGTTACTCAGTTCATCCCCGCGATCTGGAATGCGCAGCTACTAACTGACTTCCGCGAGCAGGCTATCGCCGCAGCGCTCACCAACCGTGAGTACGAGGGCAACGCCTCCGCCGGTAACGTCGTCAAGATCGGCTCGGCCGGTGCCATCGCGGTCAAGGACTACAAGGCTGGTGTCTCCGGCGCCCGTACCACGGCTGCTGACACTGTCTCCGCCACCACGGTTGATCTCCTGATCGACCAGGAGAAGTCTTTCGACTTCTACGTTGACGACATCGACAAGGCGCAGGCCGCTGGTTCGATGGACGCTTACACCCGTTCCGCTGGTGAGGGTCTCGCCGAGGACGCTGACAAGTTCATCCTTTCGACCGCTGTTGCTGGCGCTGCTGTGGCTAACGTCATTCCGGCGATCACTCAGATCTCGCTGACTCCGGCCCAGGTTCTCAACGTCATCCGTGACATGCGCAAGAAGCTGAACCAGGCGAAGGTGCCTGCCGGTAACCGCGTGCTCGTCATCAACGCCGAGTTCGAGGCGCTGCTCCTGGACAACGCGTCCAAGCTCACCAACGTTGACCAGAGTGGTTCGCCCGCTGGTCTGCGTGAGGCTTCGCTAGGCCGTCTGCTCGGCTTCGACATCTACACCTCGGAGAACCTACCGACGGTTGCCAAGTCGCAGGCGCTCGCGTTCTACAAGCCGTCGGTTGCCTACGTCTCGCAGGTCGAGAAGACCGAGGGCATGCGCGCTCAGGACAAGTTCGCTGACCGCCTCCGTGGTCTGCACGTCTACGGCGCCAAGGTTCTGCGCGCTGGTGTGGGTGTCTCCACCTTCACCGCTTCCTGATCCACTCTGATGAGGGGTCACCTACGAATTTTCGTGGGTGGCCCCGGCCCCAACTGAACATAGGAGGTTGACCCTTGGCGCTCGTCATCGGTCCCAACGGTGCCGAGGTCTACATCCCGGACGCGGACGCACCCTGCCTAGTCGGCAACGGTGAGCGTGGTTACAGCTACGCGCCGGAGCCTAAGCCTGAGCCCGTGAAGCGCGCCCCGCGCCGAACGGCTACCAAGTAAGAAAGGTGGCCACGATGGCACTCACACCACTGGCCACCATTGCCGATCTAGAAGCACGTGGCGTCACTGTCACCCCTGAAGAGATCGCCACGGTAAACGTCCACCTAGACGTTGCATCCACGCTGGTTCGTGATGCTGCCGGTTCGCCCATCAGTGAGTCAGTCAGCACTGTGATCCTGGAAGGTAGGGGCGGGCGCCTGCATCTACCTGGTGGCCCCGTGACGGCCGTCTCAGACGTTGTCGTTGATGGGGTGGCAGTCTCGGACTACAAGCTACTGAGCGGCTCTCTATCGCGCCCCTGTGGCTTTGACTACGGTACGGAAGTAGTCGTCACATACATGCATGGCCTGTCGACCGTACCCGCTGACATCATCGACATCGTCTGTCGCCTGGTCGGTCAAGAGCTAGTAGCACTCCGCAACGGTGACGTTGCCTCACGCGGTATCACGTCCGAGCGTATCGGCGACTACTCGGTTACCTACTCGGACGCCGAGACCGGGACCATGTGCCTGTCTGAGTATCAGCGCAACCGCCTCGCTGCTCGATTCGGCAATGGCGCCGGAGTCACGGTTCGTTCGCTGTAAGTCAGCACCACCACAACCACTAAGGAACATGGCACATGGCAATTCTCACAGTTCAGACTGTCCCGACCAGCGGCGTCGCGCCGACTTTCCCGAGTGCGTCTGCGGGTGGCGATCAGGCTCCCATTGACAAGTCGTATTTCCTCGTTGTCCGTAATGGCGGCGCCTCTCCGATCACTGCCACTGTGGTTACGCCCGGCACCTTCAAGGGTCTTTCCATCGGTGACGCTGCGCTGACCGTTCCGGCGGGCGGTAGTGGCTTCATCCCGCTTGACCCGATCTACCGTGACCCGGTTACCGGCCGCGCGAGCGTTACCTACAGCGCCGTTACCTCGGTGACGGTTGGCGTTCTACAGGCTGGCTGATGGGTGTCAACCGCCTCCTGAATTCCTCGGTTACCATCTGGCGCGTTTCGACTGTGCCGGATGGAGCCGGGGGAGAGGTCACCACGCTGGCTCAGGTGGGGGAGTCGCGCGCGATGGTCAGTCAGCCCTCGGCATCTGAGCGCATGCTCGCCGACCAGGGGCAGTCACTGCACTCGCACAACGTCCACATGCCGCCAACTACCAACGTGCGCAGGGGAGATGAGATCCGCCACGGCGCCCAAGTCTTCCGCGTGCTCTCGGTGTTCGAGCCGTCCCGCCCCATCTACGTACGCGCTGATGTCGAGCTGACCCAACATGGGTAGGCACCCGCGCGCCGCCGGTGGTCGGTCTGGTGTGTCCGTGTCTATCAGCGGTAGTGAGGCTCTGCTCAAGCAGTTGGAGCACACCACCAGCCGGTTGCACCAGGCCGTCCGCAAGGCGGTTGAGGACGCGTCCAAGGAAGTAGTAGCCAACGCACAGCGACGGGTCCACGTCGACACCGGGAACCTAAAGAGTTCCCTGGACTACACCATGTCGGACGGCGCGAAGATCAAGTCAGAGATTGGCTGGAAGGACCGGGACGACCGGTACGCCGTGTGGCAGGAGTTCGGCACACAAGCCATGCCCGCCCGCCCCGCACTAGGCCCGGCCTTCAACGCTGAGAAGCGCAAGATCGTACGCCGGATTGGAGACGCCATCAACGCAGTGATCAACGGATGATCCCGCTGTTCGCAATTCAGTCCGCCATCTACGCCAAGCTGAACGCTGATCCGCTGCTCGCGGGCAAGGTGTTCGACTACGTCCCAGACGGAACGGCATACCCGTACATCCGCATTGGTGAAGCCTCGGACGCTGAACACAACAGCCTGGCTTCCCGTGGCTGGTCGACCCTGGCCACCATTCATGTCTGGTCTCAGGCTCACGGATTCTCCGAGGGGCTGGCACTGGCCAACAAGGTAACTGAGCTGCTCGACCTAAAGCCCCTCAATGTCAGCGGGTATGCGCACATCGCCACTCGCTACACATCCACCCAAGCACTTGTTGACCCGGAGCCTCCGGGGGACATCCGCCACATCGTCATCAGCTTTACCGTCATCACGGAGGAGTAACACATGTCTGGAATCAACGCGTACGGCACCAAGCTACAGCGGGGTGACGGTGCGGGCACTGAGGTGTTCACCACCATTGCCGACGTCACCGCGCTTACCCCGCCTTCCCTGAGCCGAGACACTCTCGATGTCACGTCGCACGACAGCGCTAACGGGTGGATGGAATTCGTTGGTGGACTGAAGGATCCGGGCGAGTGCTCCGCTGATGTCAACTACCAGCCCGACGAGCACGACGACCTAGTCAGCGACTTTGAGGACACCGTTCCTCGCACCTACAAGATTGTTTTCCCGGACGGCACTACGTGGACCTTCGGTGCACTGCTGACCGGTTTCGAGCCCGACGCCCCGTATGACGACAAGCTAGCGGCCACGCTGACTTGGAAGGTCACCGGCAAGCCGACCATCACCCCTGGAGCCTGATCAATGTCCATGCTCAACCGTGACGCCATCCTAGGCGCCGAAGACAAGCACTACGAGGACGTTGACGTTCCCGAGTGGGGCGGCACTGTCCGCATCGCTGGTATGACCGGCGCTGACCGCAACTCCTACCAGGCTTCCATGGTCGTGCTCAGTCCGAACGGCACTGTGCAGCGGCTCAACATGTCGGACCAGCTAGCAAAGCTGATCTCTCGCTGTCTCGTCGACGAGTCCGGCGAGCGTCTGTTCAGCGATAAGGACATCAAGGCTCTCTCGGCCAAGTCCGGCGCAGTGCTTGACCGCCTCGGTGATATCGCTATGCGGCTCTCCGGTCTCCGAAAGGAAGACGTGGAGGCTGCGGCGGGAAAATCCGAGAAGACCCTGAGCACCGGTTCTACTTCCGACTAGCAGCACACCTCGGGTACACGGTTCCGGAACTACTCGCGCGCGTCACCTCTCGTGAGATCACGGAGTGGATGGCGTACGAAATGGTTTCGGGGCCGTTGGGCCCTGAGCGCATGGACTCTCTGTTTGCCATGTTGACGGCGACTGTCGCTAACACTGCCCGTGGTAAGGGCTCCAAGGCTTCAACCCCCAAGGACTTCATGCCTAAGTGGGACCGGGGGCAGCGACAGGACTGGCGGGAAATGCTTTCCGCTGTCAAGACGTACAACCACCAGATTGGAGGCACAGAGAAGTGACCCTAGACGACCTAATGGTTTCCATCGGGGTTGATACCAGCGAGCTAGAAAGTGGAATGGATGATGGTGTCCAGCGTGCTAACAGCAAGCTAGGCGAACTG